TGCGCATGGGTGCCTTGAAAGGCATCGTGCTCGACGCGGATGGTCGGGTTCTGGTGAATCTGTACGACGAATTCAAGATCACGCCCAAAACCATCAGCTTCAAACTCAACGTCGACACCACCAACGTGCTGGAAAAGTGTCTCGATCTCAAGCGCTACCTCGGGAAAAGTCTGATGGGTGAGCGCATGAGCAGCGTGCAGTGCTTGGTCTCGCCCGAGTTTTTCACCAAGTTGGTGACCCACCCCAGCGTGGTCGATGCGTACCGGCTGTTCAACGAGAGCCAGATTCTGCGCTCCGACATGCGCTCAGGCTTCCCGTTTGCAGGGGTCACCTTTGAGGAATACGCCGGTGAAGCCAGCGTACCCGATGGCTCCGGTGGTTGGGTGACCAAACCGTACATCGAAGCGGGCGAAGCGCATGCGTTCCCGCTGGGCACGATTGACACCTTTGCCACCTACTTTGCACCGGCTGACTTCAACGAGACGGTCAACACCTTGGGTCAGCCGATCTATGCCAAGCAGGCACCGCGCCATTTTGAGCGTGGCACCGACTTGCACACCCAGAGCAACCCGCTGCCCCTGTGCCAGCGTCCAGCCCTGTTGGTGCGCCTGACCGCGACGTGATCGGGTTAAACCCATGACGACACTGGTCGAAAAAATCTATCTGGCCGCTGCCAACGTCGGGTTTCTCAAGATCTGCGTCTGGCAACCCAGCGATGGCGGTGCCGCGCAGACGCATTCGGTCGGGTTTTCTGCACCTGATCAAGACGTGCTCTCAGGGCTCGGTGTCAGCACCGAGTACGAGATGACCTTCCCGAACTCTTGCTTTGTGGGGCTCAAATCCCGCGAATCAGTGCAGATCGAGGGTGTCGCGTATCAGGTGCGCGAAGTCATGGCCGTGGGCGACGGGTCTGAGGTGCGAGCCAAACTGATGCGGGTGTAGAGCCTATGGCCGCGAACTCCATTCGTGAACGGATTTTGCAGACGCTGGTGGCGCGGTTGAACCCGGTGGCCACAGATCAGGCAGCTTCAGTGTGGCGCACGCCCAGTGTTGCCATTACCCGCGATCAGTGCCCAGCCTTGGTGGTGTTTCCTGAGAGTGAGTCACTGGCAGAGCGCGCCAACGACCGTGTCACCCGCGAGTTGACGGTGCGCATCACCGCACTGGCGCGTGCCGTGCCGCCAGTAATTCCAGAAACCGTGGCCGATGCCTTGCTCTGTGCGGCGCATGCAGCCCTGATGCTTGACGTCAACCTGGGCGGCCTGGCGCTGGGGGTGAGGGAAGTCGAGTCCGAGTGGGAAGTTGATGACGCCGACGGCGTTGCCGCCAGCACGTCTGCTCGCTACCAGATCACCTACCGCACCCTGATTGCTGACATTTCCATTCAAGCCTGAATCACTTTTCCATTTTTCTGTCTATTTACTTCAACTTTTAAGGATCCCAAACCATGAGTACCTATGCATCATTCCAGGGCCGTGTTTACCTTGGCAAACGTGACGTTGAAGGCAACCCCATCGAGGTTCGCTCACCCGGCAACGTGGCCGAGTTGAAACTCTCTCTCAAAACCGACGTGCTGGAGCATTATGAGAGCCAGACGGGTCAGCGCACGCTGGATCACCGTATGGTCAAGCAAAAGTCCGCCACTGTGAATCTGACCATTGAAGAGTTCACCAAAGAAAACCTGGCGCTGGCGCTCTACGGCAACTATGTGGTCGGCACGCCCGGCACTGTGACCAACGAACCTTTGGCTGGGGCGTCACCTTTGGTGGGTGAACGCTATTTCCTGGCCCACCCCAAGGTGGCCAGCCTGGTGATTCTGGACAGCAGCGCCACACCCGCAACGCTTGTCGAAGGGGTGGACTACACGGTCGATAAAGACTTTGGGGCAATCCAGTTGCTGCGTCTGAACGATGGAGGCACACCTGCCGTGGCCTACGCCGCACCCTTGAAGGCCAGCTACGCCTTCGGTGTCACTACTGAGATTGGCATCTTCACCCAGCCCCTGCCAGAGCGTTTCCTTCGGCTGGAGGGCATCAACACCGCCGACGGTAATGCAAAGGTCTTGGTGGAGTTGTACCGGGTGGCGTTTGATCCCTTGAAGGAAATCTCGTTCATCTCCAACGAATACAACAAGTTCGAAATGGAAGGCTCCTTGCTGGCCGATTCCAGCAAGCCTTTTGATGCAACGCTGGGCCAGTTCGGCCGCATTGTCCAAATCTGAAAGGTGCGTCATGACTGATTTGGAAAAACTCATTCCCCAGGACACCCTGGTGCAAGTGGCAGGTGAAACCATTGCGATATCCCCCCTCAAAGTGGGCCAGTTGCCTGCTTTCCTGCGGGTGATTTCACCGGTGATGGCGCAATTGAGCCAGCCGCAAATCAACTGGCTGGCGCTGTTTGGCGAGCGTGGTGATGATTTGTTGAACGCCATCGGCATCGCAGTCAAAAAACCGCGCGAGTGGGTGGACGATTTGGCAGCGGACGACGCGTTGCTGCTGGCAGCCAAGGTGATGGAGGTCAACGCTGATTTTTTTACCCGAACGGTGATTCCCAAACTCGACGGTCTGTTCAGTCTGGGCAAGGGAATTCAAGCAGCCAACATTGGTTCGACCTCACCCAGCGTCTGATCGAGCACGGCCACCGGCTGCCAGACATCCTGGACTACACGCTGGCGCAGTTGAAGGGCTTTTCTGTTGCCAGTGTGCGTATTGACAGTGCGCGTGATGCCCAACTCTTGTCCCTGATTGCCATTGGCAGCAGGGGCGACTCCAAAAACCTTGATCAAACGCTTGAACGTCTGACCATTGCATCAACCTCGTCATGAAAATCTCCATCCGAATCGACAGCGCCGCCGCGCAAGCCCAACTTCGCCGTTGGGGTGGGGAGTTTCGTGACAAGGTCAAAAAGGCGGTGGCCAAGGCCATGGCCAAAGAGGCTGTTGAAATTAAGTCGGACGTGCGCGACCAAGTTGCCAGCCAACTGACGGTGGTGAAAAAGACCTTCCTCAAGGGGTTCTCCGCCTACGTGATCGACAAAGACCCCAGTCGCCTGCCAGCGCTGTACGTGGGCTCGCGCATACCTTGGGTCGGGATGCACGAAAAAGGCGGGACCATTTCGGCCAAGATGCTGATTCCCTTGCATGGCCGGGTTGGCCGCAAGCGCTTCAAGGCGCAAATTGCTGAACTCATGCGAGGCGGCAACGCCTACTTCATCAAAAACGCCAAGGGCAACGTGGTGCTGATGGCAGAAAACATCAAAGAGCACGACCGCCCCTTGGCTGGATTCAAACGCCGGTACCGCAAAGCGCAAGGCATCAAACGCTTGAAACGCGGTGCGGATATTCCGATTGCGGTGCTCGTTCCCCGCGTCATGCTCAAAAAGCGACTCGACATTGAGCGACTGGTGGTGCGGCGCATCCCACGACTGGCCGCAAGCATCGAACAACAAATCCGCATGGTCGGATGACCTTCAATATTGAACTGACCCATGGCCAACAACCGCATTGCCGTTTTAGTCGCCCTTGAAGGTGCAGATGACGGGCTCAAACGCGCCCTGAATTCGGCCCAGCAAAGCCTGGGTGAGTTGGCATCGACGGCCAAGACTGCTGGCGACAAGGCCGCGCGCGGCATGGCCGAGGTCAAGGCAGGCATGTCAGCGTTTGGCGATCAGGTGGCGACTGCCAAAACGCAACTGCTGGCATTCCTGTCGATCAACTGGGCTGCGGGAAAAGTGCAGGAGATTGTCCAGATTGCAGATGCCTGGAACATGATGGGCGCACGCCTGAAACTGGCAACCGCCGGTCAGAATGAATTTGTCAGTGCGCAAAAAGCACTCTTTGATATCGCCCAGCGCATTGGGGTGCCGATTCAGGAAGTCTCCACCCTGTATGGCAAGTTGCAGCAGGCGGTGCGCATGCTCGGTGGTGAACAGAAGGATGCTTTGACCATCACGGAGAGCATCTCGCAGGCACTGCGCCTGTCCGGTGCGTCGGCCACGGAAGCCCAGTCGTCCCTGTTGCAATTCGGCCAGGCCTTGGCATCGGGGGTGCTGCGCGGTGAAGAATTCAACTCCGTGGTGGAGAACAGTCCACGTCTGGCCCAAGCCCTGGCCGATGGCTTGAACGTGCCCATTGGTCGGCTGCGCAAGTTGGCTGAAGAGGGTCGACTCACTGCTGACGTGGTGGTCAACGCCTTGATGAGCCAGAAGGACAAGCTCGCCGCCGAATACTCACAATTACCAGCGACGGTGAGTCAGGCTTTCCAGCGCCTGCAAAACGCCTTCGGACAGTGGGTCGCGCAGGTCGATGCCGCCACAGGCATCACCAAAAAACTCGCCGATGGCCTGACTTGGCTCGCCACCAATCTGGATACGGTCATGCAGTGGCTCAAGAAAATTGCCGAAGTGGGTTTGGCGGTTCTCATTTACCGACTGCTGCCCGCCTTGGCCATTGCTTGGCAGACCGCCGGAGCCGCAGCCATTACGGCTGCCACCGCCACTTCTGCCGCCTGGGCCACCGCCAATTTGTCGGTGACTGCTGCGATTGCCAGCGTCGGCCTGCTCAAAACCGCGTTTGCTGTGCTCGGTGCGTTCGCCGTGGGCTGGGAAATCGGAACCTGGTTGTCCGAGAAATTCGAGATCGTGCGCAAGGCTGGCATCTTCATGGTCGAAATTCTGGTCAAAGCGGTCGAGCAGTTGCAGTACCGATGGGAGGCGTTTGCTGCGATCTTCACCAATGACACCATCGATGCGGCCACCAAGCGCCATGAAGCCCGACTGGCCGAGATGAATGTGATCTTCGCCCAGATGTATGCGGATGCCACCAAGGGTTCCGACACCGCCAAAGCGGCCATGACCACTGCGGCCACCACGGCAGAAGAGATTGCCAAGAAGTTAGAAGCCGTGCGCCAAGGCACCCAAGAAGCGGTCGGTCGCGGCGTTGAAGCTGTTCACTCCGCAGTGGAAAAGCTGAAATCCCGACTGGGTGAGGTGGAACAGGCGGTCACCAAGGCTAACGGCGTGGTGACCGATGCGACAGCAAAAATGGCTGAGGCGTACAAAGGCCTGACTGCCATGGTCGAGGCCAACCTGCAAAAACAGGTTGATGCTGTGAAAACACGCTACCAGCAGGAGCAGACGGCGCTCGATCTGTCTTCAGCCTCGCAGGCAACCCAGATCGCCAAATCAACCCTGCTGCTCACCGATGCGCTGACCCAGCAGACCACCCTGCGGCAAAAGGCCACCACGGACACATTGAAACTCATCGATGACGAGTCCACTGCCAGGGTGGCAGCAGCGGCCAAGCAAGGCGCAACAGAAGCCGAGCGCAGCGCAAACGTGACCCGGGTGGAAAATGAGATTCTGGCGACCAAACGCCAGTCCATGGTCACCGCCGCCACGGAATATCGCGCCCACATCGATGCTTTGAACGCTGAAGCTAACCGGCATCTGGCAGAAATTCAGCGAATCGAAGAAGCCAAGCGGCTGCTGACGATGACCACGGAAGAAAAAATCCGTGAGCTACGCCGCCAAGGCATGACGGAGTTTGAAGCGACGGAAGACCGCAAACGCCAAATTGTCGAGTTGCAGAGCAAGGCGCGCGATGCGCTGGCCGCTGGTGAGTTTGAGCAGGCCAAACAACTGGCGCAAAAAGCCATGGATTTGGCAGTGCAAGTGGGCAGCGCCCAGACGGCCGAGGCCAAAAAGGCAGAGGAAGCCAAAAAGGCATCTGAGCAGGCGCACACCCAAGTCGTAACGTTGGAGTCGCAGGCGCGCGAGGCATCGCGCAAACAGGAGTACGACAAGGCTGCCGATCTGATGCGCCAGGCAGACGCCTTGCGCGCAGAACTGGCGCAAAAGACCAAGGAGTCCGATGCGGCCATCACCCAGGGCAAGGAAGGGGTCAACCGATCCATTCAAGCCATTCGGGAATCCGAAGACATTCTCGTCAAGTCACTGGACGCTCAAGCTCAGGCGCACAAACAGGCAGCCCAAGCCGCAGTAGCAGCGCGTGACCAGATCAAGCAGACCCTCACAGACACGGAAACCCAGATCGACCAGATCACCGCCAAGCTCAAAGATGGCTTGAAAGTCACGCTGGATGCAGACACCACTCGGTTTGACAAAGCCATGGCTGATCTTGATAAGGCAATGGCCGAGAAAGAACGGCTGCTGGTCATCAAGGCTGACTTGGAACAGGCCCAGAAAAAGCTCCAGGAATATGAAGCCTTGCTCAAAGAAGGCAAAACGCTGCCTGTCGACGCAGATGTAAGTCAGGCCAAAGCGGCGCTGGACAAACTGACCGTCTATGCCAAGCAAAACTCGCTGATCGAGTTGCAAGTCACCTCTGAAAAAGCTCAAGCCTCGATCAACAATGTGGAGGGCATGATCAATGCGCTGGGTCGCATCCGCACCGAGTCGCAGCACAGTGTGAACACCAATGCCGATTCAGCCAGGTCGGAAATCTCTAGTCTGAATGGCATGAACACTTCGAGCACGCACACGATCTATGTGACCAAGGTCGAGACCAATGCCACGGGTGGTCTGGTGGGCGCTGGTGTGCCGCACTTTGCGGTTGGTGGATCAGTGGCATCACCAGTTGCGCAGGCATTTGCCCGCATGACCGGTGGTTCCGTGCCAGGCTCTGGTGATCAAGACACCGTGCCGCGAACGCTGGACGCTGGCGCGTATGTGCTGCGCAAAGCGGCAGTGCGCAAGTATGGAAGCACGGCCCTTTCAAAGATTGCCAACGGTGTTGCCCGGTTTGCCACGGGCGGTTCGGTGGTAACCCCAGGCTCGAACGTCATTAAACGCAACAAAGATGCAGCCGAAGCCCAGCAAATGATCGAATTGGGTATGACTGGTCTTCGCCAGTACGTGCAGTGGATGCGCATGCAGTACGGTGCTTCCTTGAGCATTGGATTTGAGTACGACACCCTGCAGGGCTACGGCCAACTGGCGAATACCGACCGCAGAACCCTTGACGGTCTGGTCAACCGCAAGCAACTCACAGGCAACGAAAAGCAAAAGCTCGATGCCATCAAGGCCAACTGGCGGCAAGCCATGGCGCAGCCACTGGCCTATGGCAAAGACCTTGAACGCGACCTCATGGAGTACATGGAGCAGCACCAGGGTGAGTTTTACAGGGGCGGTGGTGTGGCCAAGTCCGATACGGTTCCGGCCATGCTTACTCCCGGTGAATACGTGGTCAACCGATCTGCGGTATCGCGCTTTGGCACCGGCTTTTTTGAGTCGCTCAACAACCTGAGCCTGCCAGCGCAAGCCCTGGCCGCGCGCGTACAGGGCTTTGCCAGTGGTGGACTTGTCCAGTCACTGGTTTCGCCGTTGACTGTGCCAAGACCTGCATTTGCAGGTGAAACCGCACCGGTGCGCACCGTGCGGGTTGAACTGGCGGCGGGCAACCGAAGTGTGTCAGCCACGGTCGATGCCAGGGATGAGACCCGACTGCTCGACATCTTGAAACAAGCCAAAGCCCGGGCTTTTTAAGGACGATCTTCATGGAACTTAAAAACCTCTTCAGTGGGGCCACGTTGACCCTGCCTGACGATTTGCTGTGGAGCGATGAACACGGCTGGAGTCCAGTGGTCTCCAGCGTGTCGTACCTGATCACTGGTTCTCTCCTGGTGCAGTCGGCCACACGGCATGCGGGGCGGGCCATCACCCTGGTGGGCGCTGCCGACATGGCATGGGTTACGAGATCGGTGGTCAATGTTCTGCGGGACTGGGCAGCACTGCCGCTGGACGCGGTCAGTGGCCGCTTTGAGTTGACGCTCACTGATGCCCGGGTGTTCACGGTGGCATTTCGCCATGCCGACGGTGCCCTTGAAGCCGAGCCCGTTACCGGGTTTCCCGCACGGTCAGAGGCTGACTTCTACCGCATCACCTTGAAGCTGATGCAAATCTGATTTTTTATTTGGAATTGACATGCCCATTCTCACTGGCGATATCAAACTGGTCGCATCCCAAGTCATGGACGACGTGCCCGAGGGCGGTGGTGCGCCCACGGCCACAGTCATTACGGACGGGACCAGCAATGCCATCTTTCCGGACATCTCCGAACTCGACAGGGCTGGTGGCCGGGTGAACCTGCGAAAACTCCACGTCTCGGTGCAGACGATGGACACCGACACCTACATGGGTTCGAACATCATCGTCTCCGAGCCTCCTGCGGATCCGAATGTCAGTGTCACGCTGTTCAGCACCCGCGATACCTTTGATCGGCGTGACGCCGCATCGGCCCGGGTGGAGAGCTATTTGACCAAAGGCCCGATGTGGGGCGGCATGCTGCTGGAAAACCATATTGCTGGTCAGCGTGCCGTGCAAATCTTGCAGGGTGTGGATGCTGAACTGCCTCGAATCGGCCAGACCATGGTGCTGGTGCAAAACGAAGGGGCAACCAACGAGAGAAACCAGTACATCCGCACCACCGAGGTCAGTGCCGTCAAACGCAAGTTCGAGGACAGCCAGGGAAAGATGGTCGACATGAACGTAGTGACCTGTTCTATCAGCGATGCACTGCGCACGGATTTTCAGGGGTCTGAAGGCAATGCCAAGGCGGCACCAGCAGCGGGTGCGACCAAGGTGAGAGACACCACGGTGGCAGATGCAGGCTCCTATGTGGGGGTGGTGCCACTGGCCGCAGCAGCAAATCTCGCGACGTTCAGCATTCGCGCCACCAGCGTCTACACCCAACTGGTGCCCAGTGCCCAGACTGAAACCCCACTGGTCGATCTGAAACCCAACGGTGAACAGGTGGTTTTATCCGCTGCGGGTGGGCCGTTGACGATCACCACCTCGGTGGCACTCAACACCTCTCACACTATCAGCGTGGGCCAGGCCATCATGCCCAATACGCTCAAACTGACCTCCGGCAGCTTGACCCTGGTCGACGATGGTGGATTGTTGTCTGCGGCTGGCAGCGCAGTGGGTGCGGTGGATTACGCCAATGGGCTGATTTCAATCACTGATCCGTCTGTGAGCTACGCAGGTGCCAAGACCATCATCTACATACCAGCGGCAACGCCGGTGCGCTCACTTCACACCGCCAGTTGGGCGGTCACTGCGGAGTCACGCTCCAGCACACTGGTGGCCATCTTTGATCCTGCGCCAAAGCCGGGCAGTTTTGCGCTGAGTTATCGCGCACAGGGTCGCTGGTACACCCTGCGTGATGCGGGCAACGGCCAGTTGCGCAGCGCGTTTGGGTCTGTTGGCGCAGGCACGCTCAATTTCAATACCGGATCGATGATGGTCACCCTCGCGGCCTTGCCAGATGCCGGTACGCAGGTGCTCGCCACTTATGGACTGGCCACTGCCGACACCGCCGTCTATGGTGGGGCAATAGCAGCCCAATCGGTTTTTACGCTGGCTAACCCTGGCGTGGCACCGGGCACGGTCACGTTGACTTGGGTGACGGGTGGCGTGGATAAAACCGCCACTGACAACGGACAGGGGCTGCTTACCGGGGACGCCACCGGAAAAGTGGACTATTTGGATGGCGTGATCACCTTCAAGCCATTGATCCTGCCCAGCTCTGGTGCGCAAGTCAGCATTGAATACTCTTGGGGAGCGCCGATTGATGAGAATTTCCAGGCACCCGAGCGTTTTGCACCAGACGGACACATCGAGATCGTGTTGGCCAACCCCAATGTGCTGGCGCGCACGGTCAAGGTCGAGTGGAACACTGTTTACGACGAGAAAGACCTGACCATTGAGGGCCAGATTTCGACCCGTTGGCTCTCCCTGACTTACAAACCCCGTGTCGACCCCATCGTCATCGTCCATGACAACGGCGCTGGCGGTTTTCAAACGCGTCCGGAATGCGCAGGCGTGATCAATTACGCGGCTGGGACTTTGAGGTTCAAGCCCGATACCGTGATTGCATTACCGAAGCCCAACTGGACAAAGGTGGTCATCGGAACGCAGGTGATTGACAACGCCTGGTACACAGGCACCCTGGCCACGGAGAAAACGGTGTTTGGCGGGTTCACCTACCAGACCATCGGGGCCATCATGCCCACCGACATGTCCGGGTATGTCAAGGTCACTTACCGCACCAGCGCCGCTGGCAACACCAACACTGAGGTGTTTCCGGTCAAGTTTGCGGTCGATCTGACGCAAAGCTCGAGCGAGCCCATTGTGGGCGGGTCATGCAGCTTCACGTTGGGTGGCACACGTTTTATTGACCGCCAGGGATCGCTGATCACCAACATCGATCTGGCAACCGGTTCCGGGCTGACCTCGGGCAGTATCAACTACTCGACCGGCATGGCAAGTTTGACTGTGCTGCCAGTGGGCGCGGCGAATTCGGGGGTGATCACCAGCATGGTGACCAGCCAGAGTCCGATGCCGGTGACTGACGTGCAGTTCAGAACCAGCACGGCACCGATTCGACCTTCCAGCCTGACTGTCCAATTTGTGCTAGCAGATGATGATGCGCAGGTTTCGCATATCGTCACTTCAGACGCCAACGGCCGAATTGAATCTGCCAACGTGACCGGCAAGGTGGATTACGAGACCGGCATTGTGTCGCTGGCCTTTGGCAAGTGGGAATTGGCGGCTGGCAACGAGACCAAGCCCTGGTATGACGCGTCCAAAATCATCGGCGGGCATATCTTTGTGGCTTCCGCCGTCATGGCGGACTCCATTCGCTATGCGGCCGTGGCCTACAGCTACCTGCCGCTGGACGCCAATATCCTCGGCATTGACCCGGTGCGCCTGCCCAGCGACGGGCGAGTTCCGATCTTTCGCCCTGGTGGCTTTGCGGTGGTGGGTAATACCCAATCCATCACGGCAACTGTCGCGAACGGTCAGATCATTAACTGCGCACGGGTGCGCCTGAGTCGGGTCCGGGTGGTCGGGTTCGATGGCAATGTCATCAATTCGGGCTACTCAGTTGACCTGGAAGCCGGGATGGTGACCTTCTCCGCTGTGGCGGGCTACAGCCAGCCTGTGCGAATTGAGCACCGGGTCGAAGACATGGCGGTGGTCAGTGATGTTCAGATCAGTGGGGAATTGACTTTTACCCGGCCACTCACCCATGACTATCCCGTCACCAGTCCACCCAGCAGCTTTGTCTCAAGCGCATTGATCGCAGGCGACCTCAAAGCCCGCGTGTCTGTGCTGTTCGATCAGGCCACCTGGAACGGCACCACCTGGCTTGATGGTGTCAGCGGCACTGCGGCAACTGGCACCTTCAACGACGTGCTGGCACCCATTGTGGTGACCAACAAGGGCGCGGTGTCAGAACGCTGGGCGCTGGTATTCACCAACACCACGAGCTTCAACGTCATCGGCGAGCACGTTGGTGTGATTGCCATTGGCAGTACCAATACCGATCTGAGCCCCAACAACCCTGCCACCAACACGCCGTATTTCAAGGTTCCGGCATTGGGCTGGGGCATTGGCTGGGCGGCGGGAAACATGCTGCGCTTTAACACCGTGGGCGCGATGACACCAGTTTGGGTGGTGCGAACCATCCAGCAAGGGCCCAACACCGGTATCCAGCACTCCTTCACTTTGCTGTCGCGCGGCGATGTGGACCGACCTTGATGCCCGACTGATCAGAACTCACTCATTTGAAAAGGAAACGATATGACATTGCCCGTCAAATACTACGCCAACACCATGCAGGGTGCCCCTCAACTGACCAATGACTGGGGCTGCATGACCGCGCTGCTCGATGCGGTGCTGGTCACCGGGTTCAACCTCAAAACCATCGAAACGCTGACCAGCGTCGCCGGTGTTGCCACAGCCAGCATTCCCGCAGGGCATTTGTACTGGGTGGGTCAGGTGCTGACCATCTCTGGCGCAGATCAGAACGAGTACAACGGCGAGGTGCGTGTGGTGGCTGTGACGACCAGCACTTTCACCTACGCCATCACCGGCACGCCGGTGAGTCCGGCTACAGGTGCGAGCATCACCTCCAAGGTGGCACCGCTTGGTTGGGAGATCGCTTTTACCGCGACCAACAAGCGCGCCTACCGCAGCAAAAATGTCCTGTCCAATCGCCCCTATCTGCGGGTGGACGACGGTTGTGATCCGGCCTACACCACCACTTACGCCAAAAAGGCCAAAGTGACCATGGCCCAAGGCATGAGTGACATTGACACTTTCGTCGGTGCCCGGGCTCCGTTTGACAGTGCTTACCCCACACGAAACGAAGTCGCGACCGGTTCCGGTGCCGGTGTGTATGACGGTTGGTACAAGTGGTATTACGCCAGGTCAGATGGCAATGCCTACGATCACTACGGCGCATCTGTTTTCAACCGCCCCTGGACTTTGGTGGGTGATGATCGTGGTTTTTACATTTTTAACGACACCTGGAGTTCGGGCGGCCTGGGCGGCAAGTGCTTCACGGACTTCGAGAGTTACCGCAGTGCCGACGGTTTCAACACCTTGCTGTGCGCGCAGGAGGCCTATAACTATGCTTCCATACCCAACAGCAGTTATGACAGCGAAGGGTATCAATCCTCCGACTGGCGCTCACGATTTCCGCGAACGCTGGATGGCACCGGCAAGATTCTGATGCGCAGCTATCTGCAAATTGGCAACAACGTCAATCCCTCGTTTACCAGCCTGAACACTAATAATGGCCAGACCACCTCGGGCTACAGCACGGGCATCAGTTGGCCCAATGGGCCGGACTACAGCATGATCCTGCACCCGACCTTGCTGCGCGAAAGCTCCCACTTGCGCGGCAGGATGCCAGGCATGTTCTGGGTGCATAACGACAGCCCCAGCTTCAACCATCTCGACACCATCTCGGGCGTGGCAGGCTACCCCGGGCGCACCTTTTTGCTGCTCAAGGTCGCTCATGGGGTCAGCAGTGGCAACTACACCGCCACACTGGCCTATGACATCACCGGTCCCTGGTGGTAAGCCATGAGCTGGTGGACAAGTGCTATGGGGTTGACCCCGATCATTGCCTATGACTCCTCACACTTCCAGTCGAACTCGGTTTTGACCGATTTGACGGGCGGTGGTAACCATGCGGACATGGCGGGCCAGTCGGCCAGTCTGGTGGTGGTGGGAACCAACCCCGTTCAATCCATCACCTGCGTCAAAGGGGTGGGTGCTGGCTGGAGTTATCAAAGGGTGACTCGTCCGACTTCTGGTGTGCTGATGGCGCTGGTGAGTCACGTCAACCCACGGGTGATGCTGTTTTCTGATTACGGGGTAACTGGCAACTACCATGCGCTGCTGATTGAGACGGATGTCACGACACTGAGCCCACATGGGCAGATTCGCTGCGAAGGCTCGGCAAACTCGGTCGGACTGCCCACAGCGGCAGCGGTCAAGTTCGTCGCCATCGCTTTTGATGCCAGTGGTTACCAGTATTACTGCAATGGAACTTGGGTGGGTACGAAATTCAACGTCCCCTTGAGCTTGCTCTCAAGTGTTGGCTCTAATTGGCCCTCATCATGGGGCATGTATGCGAATTTGTCGGCGCTGGGCATGTTTGAAGGCGTCGCGAGCCTCACAGATTTGCAAGACCTGGAGGCTCAGGTTCGCCTGGCCGTGGTGGGGCCAGCAGTGATTTTTCATGGGTACGGGACTGACCTGAGTCGGGTCAACACCATTCCAACGGTTAATCTGGCTACACAAGGTCTGGGTGATAACACTGGGCGCATCAACACTGCACCGATGCAAGCGCTTGATGGTTTGGGAGTTCGCAACAAAGCGCTGGTGCCGATCTTGGGCCAACACGACATTTACTTCGGTGGTGTGGGCCAAGTGGTGGGCACTGTCAAAAACACACCAGCCACACCAGTGAGGAGGCGTGTTTTGCTGATCGAGGAAGCCACTCGGGCCGTGATCCGCGAGACATGGAGCGAAGCGGCGACCGGTGCCTATTCGTTTGGCCGAATCGCCATGAACACCACCTACACCGTGGTGAGCTATGACCACACCCAGGCCTTTCGGGCGGTGGTGGCTGACCGGGTAGTTCCTGAACTGATGCTGGAGACGGTTACATGACCCTGGCCATTTCTCCTGCGCACAAGCTGGCGCGACTGACCGGAACACTGACGTTCGCCGATGTTGGACCGCAAAACAGCCGCATTCGACTGTACGCAACAACCCAGCCAGCAACAGGTGGCGACCCGGGTGGTGGACTGCTGGTGGAAATCTTGCTGGCAAAGCCGTGCGGTGAGATCAACGCCAGCGTGTTGACCCTCAAGCAGTCAGAGCCATCCGGCGACCTGATTCTGGAGACCGGCACTGCGCTTTGGGCACGCTGGATCAACGGCCGTGACGAAGTGGTGGCCGACGGTTCGGTGTCGGACGCTGCTGGCACCGGAGATTTCAAACTCTCGGGCACCAGCGGCACGGTGCTTTACGCCGGTGCTCGGGCGCTACTGGGGCAATGCACTTTGACTTGATCAACTTTAATTTGTGAGGTTTCGCGTCGTGCCAGAAAACTTGGTCTTTGCTGGTACACCGCTGATTGAACAGCCGCTGGAAATGGTGTTTGGAGAAGGTGCAGTTGACCCGAACGCCAAAATCACCGATCTGGTGTTTGCACAGCCGCCCAGGGTGCATCCGACCCGGCTGGTGTTTGGTGACAGTGACACCAGTACCCATCCGGACTCGCTGTTCGAAGTCTCAGGGGCACTGCCAGAACTGGTCGTTCACTTGCACCTGGTCATTGGTGTGCCATTGGCTTTGCAAGCGACATTGCCCGATCTGGTCGGCACGGTCGCTGTGAAGTACCAGAGCCAGACGCAACGGCCGACTGTGGCGCATGTGCAATCCTTCTCACAGGTGTCGGTGGTCACCGAGTCCGGCTTGACCCAGCCGCAGCAGCACGCGCTGGCAACCAATGCTGGCGCGCAGGATCAAGCGGAAAACGCTGCCTCGATCCGCCAGGGTGTGAGTCCGAGTTATGTTGAAGCCATTCGTTCCAGCCGAGAGGTTGGATCGCAGTTTCAGGATGGATGCGCGACGCGATCACGCCTGCATGCCAATTGGTCGGACGGGCTGGCTGATCGGCGAGTGAACGGCACCAGTCCCTTCCAAGAAGGCCGCCGTGTTGAAGGGGTTCGCGCCGTGGGCCGTTTTCAGGATGGGTTGCATGACAGGCGCGCATGGCTGGAGAACTCTTGGGCTGGCGCGATCCCTCGCAACAGGGGGTACACGGGTCATGCGGGTGCTGCCATCCCACTGAGGAGGTTCCTGCCGTCGACCTTTCAGGAGGCTTGGGTACCGCGACCGGGTGTGCATTTGATCCCGGTGACCCCACCCATTGATCCGACGTACTGGGGTACAGCCTTGCTGTTTGCCTGTCCGCCACTGGCGGAACCCATGCTGATCTTTGGTGCTCGTCAGTGTGATTTTCCAGAAGAACCGCCAACCGGCGTTGTGACCGTTGCGGTCAGAAAGGTGTACTTTGTGATCAATGATGTCAGTCTGCGCCGGGCATCCAACGGGGTGGAGGTCCCGGTCAACAGTTTGTCCCTGTCTCTTGATGCATCCTCCTGGGCTTGGGGATTTGATGCCGTGCTGCCGCACACTGCGCAAAGTCTGATCGAACCAAACGGCGCTGGCGTGGTGGAACTGCTGGCCACTGTGAACGGCACCACTTTTGCAGTCCTTGCTGAAAACATCAGTCGTGAGCGCAGCTTTGGACAGACCAGTATTCGATTGACTGGTCGTGGCAAGAATGCCGTGTTGGCTGCACCCTATGCGCCGGTGATGACTTTTACCAACTCACAGGCGCGCACGGCACGCCAGTTAATGGATGACGTGTTGACCATCAACGGTGTGCCTATGGGTTGGAATTTGGACTGGGTTCTGACCGACTGGAATGTGCCAGCCGGAGTGTTTTCGCACCAAGGAACATGGATTGAAGCCCTGAGTGTCATTGCTGGGGCAGCCGGGGGCTACCTGCTGCCGCACCCCAGAGACCAAACGATCCGGGTGCGCCACCGATATCCAGTGGCACCCTGGGAGTGGGCGACAGTGACTTCAGGCTTTGTTCTGCCAGTCGAAGCAGTGGAAAAAGAGTCTCTTCGCTGGCTGGAAAAGCCGTCCTACAACCGGGTGTTCGTTTCTGGCCAGGAGGCAGGAGTGCTGGCGCAGGTGACTCGGTCGGGCACTGCTGGCGATCTGCTGGCACCGATGGTGGTGGATGCCTTGATCACTGACGCGGCAGTCGCCCGCCAGCGTGGACTGGCAGTTTTGAGTGACACCGGTCGGCAGATCGAGGTCAGTTTGAACCTGCCGGTGC